AATCTTGCCGTTGTAGTTCGCCCGGAGGCTTTTGCCGTCCTCAGCAATTTTTACCGCAGTGGGCATCATGCCATTCAGGATAGCTCCCGCAAATCTGGCAACACCCTCTCCTGCCATTTCAAATCCGTATTCGGTTTTAGAGTTCTCGTTTACGAATTTTATGCCCTGTCGGGTCATTTTCGTGGAGCCGTTGACCTCACCTATCTGTACACGGTCAGCCAGAGGGTCATATTCGTTCTCCTGCACACTGTTCCGCCCCATCTCGGCAAACAGCCCGTAGTCGGTAATTTTCATACGGCAGAAGTTCGTCACAAGCGTTGTTTCACCAAAGGTAATGCCCGCCCCGGGGGCAGGATACGCACTTACAAGAGCCTTGCAGCTCCACGCCCTGTAGGACTTGTTCTGTATCGCACCTATGACCGCACCCGCCAGCTCTTCCGAGGCATAGACCGAGCTTATCTTCATCGTGTGATATGCGTCCGTGTCGCCGCCCGAAGCGTATGTCCTGCTGCCGTCGGTCATGATAACGCTGCCGCATACCTTAGTCAGACCGTATTCAATGCTGCTGTACTTGTCAGCCGAAAACAGCGCCGATGAAGCACCGCTGGCAAATGGCAGAAATGTAAGCACCCCGCCCTGTACGAAGAAACAGCCGCAGGCCGCCTCCGCCAGGTCGGAGAGAATTTCCTTGGCAGTCCGCCCGAAGACCTTGTCCTTGGGACATTTGGTGATCTTTGTGCCGATGATGTCACCCGCAGCGATCTCCGTAAATCCGCATATGCTTTTGATGTTGGCAAGCACGGCGCTTACAGATGCAAATTTGGGCTTGTTTTTCTTGTCAGAGCTGTTGCTGCTATCGCTGCTGCCGTTGCTGTCACTGTCGGACGAACTATCACCGCCCGAGCTGTCCTCCTCCGCCGTGAAATCACTTTCTTCAAGGGTGCATTTGGCAGATGTGAACATCGCCCTGTCATAGCAGGTGAAGCTCAGCCTGCCGCCCGAGGGCTTCCTGCTGCTCACATAGAACACAGGCACCTCAGTTCCGCAGGAAACAAGTACCTCCGCACCATAGGGGAACAGCCCCACGGTGTCATCGTCATAGTCGCAGGCAGGAACATCAAAGGTCAGCTGCTGACTGCAAACGCCCCTTGCACCGTATCCGTCCGCAGTGTATGATATCTGCAGGTTATTGAAGTGCGGCACATCAATGCCGCCGATGCTCAGAGCAAGGCTAAAGACGGGAGCCGCCCACAGGAGCGGCGCTTTCAAGGGTCAGGGACATATCCCATTCAAGCCCCTTGCCACGGCTCACAGCCTTGTAAGCCGTTTTCTTGAACTGTGCCGACACCGCTGCAGGGGAGGAGTAGGTCACAGGAAATGTCTTTCCGCTGACAGCGCTCGATATCTTAGCCGCCGCAGATGTGGGGACCTTTTTCAGCGTGATGTTCAGCGTAATGATATCCCCTATATAGCCGCCCACAGTGGAGCCGTCATGGTTCTCAAATGCGCTGCTGTCCTTTTTGGGGGCGGAGCTGACGGTAAAATCCGTCACATATCCGTCCGCCCTGACGTTGTTGATAACAAGTTCAAGCATATTATCTTCCTTTCTGCACATTGACGCTCTGGGTGTAGTCCAGCGAATATTCACCGCACACCTTGCTGTCAAGGGTGAGGTCTCCGCCTGTGACCTCCACATTCACATTTACATTTTGGTTTCCACTGTTTTCCGCAGCGTTCTTGTATGATACCTCGGTGGCAACAGTGCCGCTCACCTGAGTGAAAGCGGAAATGTTCATCAGCTCGGACAGCTTGCCGCCAAAACCGCTTGCGAACTGCTCCGCAGCTGCCGCACCCGAATCATAGGCGTTCACCCCCATGTCCGTGAGAGCCGCCGCAAAGGCGTTCTGCATATTTTCGGCGTCCTTGGCGTAAAGGTCGGCGGACAGATCATCTGCTATCTGCTCCTTGCGTTTATACAGCTCGATGACCTTTTGGCGCTCTTCTTCACTCATACCCGCAAGGTATTCTGCCATCTTGGCACCGTCCTCGGCGGACATACTGTTCAGCTCTTCGAGGAGAGCAGCACTTGCTCCGTCCTCTTTCAGAGCCTTGATGTCAGCGTGATATTTCTCCATGGCGGCTATCTGCTTTTCAATGTCATTTACCTTGTAGATGGTGGTCTCATTGCCGTCCCCGTCCGTTTCATTTTCAACGGAAAAAACAGAACCGCCCACAGCCATGAGCCGTGAACGGTAGTCGCTCTGTGCAGTGAGCATATCGGAATATTTTTTCTGATAAAGGGCGTTCAGGTCGTCAAGGCTCTCGCCTGCGCTTTTTATCGCCTTGTTCTGGCTGTCCTCCCGGTCGTCCAGAGCTTTTTTCTGCTGCTCCTGCTCATAGGCACGGAGCTTTTCGTAATAGCCCCAGTGCTCTGTGTTGCTTTCATCGCCGTATTTTCTCAGCATCTCAAGGCGCTTTTGATACAGCGCATCTTCATCGGCGATAATGCCCATGGCGTACTCATGGTCAAGCTTCTGCCATTGGTTTTTAAGCTCCTCGTTGATCTGTTCCTGAGAAACGATTTCCGCAGCAGTTTTATTATCAGTTACGCCAAAATGCTTTTTAGCTTCCTCTTCCGCTCTCTGTGCGGCTCCGCCGTCCATATTGGAAGATAACCCAGTGCCGTAAAGGTAAGAATATTTATCAATGATTTTTTTTCGTGAAATAAGAGCCGTTTCAAGATAAATGTTCTGCTCTTTGATACCTTCAATTTCCTGCTCGGCAGCGTCAAGTTGAGCGTTAAGGTCAGCCATAAGTGCATTCTGTTCAGGGTCGCTCCATGTGTTGTGGATATTATCCCTTTGAATGTTTATCTGCTGCCGCTGATTGTACAGCTCCATGAGACGTTTGTTGTTGTCATCGACCTGCTTTTCCATATCGCCGTAGCCGTCAAGAGCCATTTCATAAGCCTGCCTGTTGTCCTCAGGGTCATTGCTGTCCGAAAGCTGACCCAGAAGCTGTATCTGTGTGGCTATTTCCCGATTGGCATCGTTGAAGCTTTCCTTTATATCTCCCTCATACCCTATAAGGTCTCTTTGCCTGTCAATGTATGAAGCAAGAGCAACGCCTCCGCCTATGGCAAGAGTTCCCACAGCCACCCAAGGAACGGCATTCATGGCAATTCCCAGAGCACCTGTGGCAGTGGCAGCACCCGATGCGGCAGCTGCATATGAAGATACGGCAGTCGCCGCAGTGTTCGCAGCGGAAAGCCCCTTGTAAGCAATGACCATAGCACCCGCAGTCTCGGCAGCAGTGATAAGCTGGTCGCCGTTGTCACAGAACCAGTCCAGACCGTCAATGAGCTTGGGAATGCCCTCGTCAACGGCAAATTCGGCAGCCTTTACAGCAAGGTCTCCGAATTTCTCAGCCAATGTTTCAAGCTTACCTCCAAGCTCTCCGTTCAGCTGTTCATTCAGGTCTCCGAAAATTCCCGTGACCTCCTGAACAGACGTGCGCAGAGGTTCGGAGAATTTCTCAAAAGCAGTAACGCCCACAGCCTCCAGAGCGGACTGCATTATGGTGATGTCGCCCTTGAAATTGTCGTCCATGGTCTTTGCCATCTGCTCAGCAGCCCCGTCGCAGTCGGATATGTACCCTCTCAGCTCTTCAAACCTCTGTGACGTTGTGCCGAGCAATGCGTTTACAGCCTTTAAGTCCACCTTGTTGAAGATATCGCTCAGCGCCTGAGTTTTCTTCTGCTCCGTCAATGGAGCCAGTGCACCGTCAAGCTCGCTGAAAACATCGGCAAGATCACGCATTTTTCCCTCGTCATCAAATACCTTTATGCCCAGATTTTCAAGAGCTGCAGCCGCAGTGTCCGTGGGAGCGGACAGGCTGAGGATTATATTTCTCAGAGCCGTGCCGCCCTCTGCGCCCTTGATGCCGTTGTCGGCAATAAGTCCAAGCATTGTGTCAAGCTCTTCAACGCCGCCCGAAAGGGACTTTGCCGTTCCACCGACCGTGAGGATAGCCTCACCCAGCTGTGCAACGGAAGTATTTGATTTCTGGGAAGTCTTTGCCAGCTTGTCGGAAAATCCCGCCAGCTCATTTGTCTGCAAGCCCAGAGCGGACATGGAATCCGTTATCATATCGGAAGCGTATGCAAGGTCAATGCCGCCTGCCGCAGCCGTATTCAGGACTACGGGAAGAGCCTCCACGGATTTCTGCGCATCATATCCCGCCAGAGCAAGGTAGTTCAGCGCTTCTCCTGCCTGAGTGGCGGAATATTTTGTGGTCGCACCCATTTCCTTTGCCGCCGCCGAAAGTACACCGTATTCATCAGCAGCCGCCGTTATGCCCATGGTAGCCGCCACCTGGGACATGGAAGCTTCAAAGGAGGAGCCTGTCTCTACCACGTATTCCGCAGCGGTCTTAAACGCACCCGCCACCGCATTTGCAATATCTCTGGCAGCATTTGCCGCAAGATTTCCGAGGGCTGCCTGAGCTGTGCCTGAAAGCTTTTCTGTCTCCCTTTCCGTGCGCCGCAGCCCGTCAGACACGCCGTCGGTGTCTATCCGGGTATCAAATATAAGGAAACCGTCACTCAATATCCCCACCTCCTTATGAATCAAGAAATCTTCTTGCCGCCTCTATCATTCTCAGCTCGTTGGCTGAAACGGGAAGCGCATAGACCTGCTGCATTTTTTCAAGGAACTCCCGCCTGTAGTCGGGCATATCGTCCGAGATGTCAGCCGTCCGCCAGCCGCATATGTCAGTGAAGCGGCAGTCATGCAGCCCCATGAACAGCCCACGGAACTTCCACCAGTGCATTTTTGTCTCCCATAGGTCAATGCCGTATTTTTCGTAAAATGCAGCAGCTATCATGGGAAAGTCTGCGTCAAAGCTGTAAGCCCTGCGGCTCGAAAGCATTGCACCGCCCTCACCCGCTTCCTTAGGCGGCTCTCCGCATCGGTAGAACCACAGCATAAACATCGCAGCCCGTGAAAGGTCACGGGGCATTACGGGAAAAATGAGCCTCAGGGCAGTTATTACCAGCCTGTCTTCGGGAATGCGGCAGTCGGTGATAAGCTCCTCAAATCTCATCCAGCAGATAAAATCGGTGCGGAGCGGCAGCACTGTCACGCCGCCGTCCGTCACCTCAGTGTATTCAGTGGGAAGCCTCTGCGGGAGCATACTTTTTCAGCACCTCTTCCGTTGCCTTTGCGGAAGCACGGTTCAGGAACACCCACAGCGCACCGATCTCATCGGTATCAAGACTGCCTGCATCGGTCACGCCTGCGTCATCGCCGAAATGCTCATTTACGAACTCATCGCCCAGATAAAGCCTTATGCCCTCCAGCGTAGCCTCTGCCGCCGTTACCGCATCGGGAGCCTTGACTATCTCAGCGGCAATGCGCCTTGTCTCCTGCACGAAATATGCAGTCTTTGTGGGTATCTCAACGCTTTTGCCGTATATGGTAACGGCAGTGGGGTTCCTTTCGTAGTTAAATTCCATGTTATTCCTCCGTATTTACAGCTTTGCCTTCGGAATTGGCAGAAGCAGCTTCGGTAGTATCCGCAGTAAATGTTCCGCCGCCGCCCGATGTGGCAGGAGCAAACTTGCCGATAACAGGGTCGCCCAGACCGTTGAACGCACCCGAAAGCTTCATTTTATTGTTGTTTTCGGACGTGCCTGAGGGAGCGACCGCACAGGTCTCCATGCGTGCCACATAACCGCCGCCCGAAACAGCGTTGAACTTTTCCACCGTCAGTATCTTTACAAGGCAGTCGCCCAGCACCTTGCGGTTTTTGTATATCTCATACACCTTTTTGATGGTGGGGTCGGAATACATAAGGTCGCACTCAAAGTTGTATGCGGTCTTGTAGCTTGTGGTGTCGGTGCTTTCGGTATCCATGTTGATGTACTTGGTGCTTTCCGTCTGAGCGGAAGTTGCGTCATCGAACTTTGACCAGCCGTCACCCATTCTTGCCCACTGAGGCGTTTCACTGGAGCTTACGTCCATGTAATGTTCCAGCTGGGTCCTTTTAACTATCGTATTTGACATTAACAAACATTCCTTTCTTCAATGTATTCAAGAGTTATGCTCATCTGATACGTGCATTTCTTACCGTCCTTTTCGTACTCGAAAGGTACGGCTCCGTCCATGCGTATATCCTGAGCCGTGCGGTATTCGGGGAGAGCGGGAAGCTCCTGCACGTTCAAAAACCACCTGCGCAGATCGTCAAGAAAAGCGCTGGTCTGTATCCTGCGCAGGTCATCGTCCGACAGGCTGCCCAGGAAGAGAGAGGCGTGCATGGCTTTAAGCTCGCTGCCGCAGAGATATGTCTGCAATACCTCGGTGCTGTCCTCCACAATTCCCGCACAGTCGATGTCATCGCTGCGGAAATTCACCTGCATGGTGTAATCCGCCAGCAAAGGGCAGCCGCAGAGGAAGTCCCACAGGGATTCAATAACGGAATCAGCCACGATATCTGCACCCCGCTATCTGAGCAGCCCCTGCAAGGATAGTGTGAACGTGAGCTGCTTTCATTCTCTTGAACCACAGCCGTCCTCTCAGACCGCCCCTTGCTGTGCCGCTTGCTCCATGTCCGCTGTTGCTGTAGTAATTCTTTCGGGCATAGGGAGCGGTATAAACAAGCTCACCTGAGCCTATCACCGTGCCTCTTATGCCTGAGCGGATAAGCTCGCCTGTGTCCTTGGGGGTGTACCTGTCGCAGCGCCTCAGGCATTCGCTGTCTATGAATTTCTGTACAGACCCGCCCTGCGCCAGCCTGTGATTTATGCAGATCTGTTCAGCGCTCATTGGCTTGAAAACTATCATCTTATCACTCCTATCTTACTCCCAGCATTATGTGCCGCATATTTCGGGAACCGAAGTTGTTCACCGTTATGCTGTGTACGTGCAGGCCGCTGTACAGCTCCTTGTCGGTGGGGTCACTCATTTCCCCGAAAAATATGTAGTCGCCTTTTCGGATATTGGCAGCGATGTCGGGGATAAATACCTTGGCAGTGTCGGCGTTTTCCTCGCCGTATTTTTGCACTTCATAGGCTCTGACCTCCTGCCACATGCAGGGGAATGCGCCTGCCTTTAAGACAGCCTTTCCCGCCGTTCTGAAAACGGTGCATATGCCGTTGGTTATCATCACCCACACCCCCTGAACATCAGCTTCACGCCGTCCGCATAAACATTCCCCAGATATATCTTCACCGCATTGTACCTCGCCGAGGATACCTCCGTCAGGGATTTGTCGCCGTAGGTCACGGAATAGCTGCCTATGGTCTCGGACTTCACATCTGCCGCCCTGCCGCATGAATACATATCATCAGCGCAGGCGCAGCAGGCACGGCGTATCTTGCCGCCAATGTTTTCGTCCGCCAGAAGCTCGGGAGTTATCCTGTCGAATGTAACAGCGTCAATATAAGCAGAGGCAGACTCCGCAAATCTTGCAAAGTCCGCCTCGCTCATGGTGCCGTGAAAAACCTCGCTGTAAAACTTGTAATCAGCGTATGCCATTCTCAGCTCCTTTGCTGAAATTCAGCAGTCAGGCGTGAGAGCAGTAAATGCCCGCAGCCTTGTTTTCGTAGGCATCGGTGAGACCGTAAGCACGGTAGGAGAAGATGTATGCGTCCGCATCGGGGTTAGCGTCGGGGGAGATCACCTTGCTTACAGTATGCTTGCCGAACTGGATAACAGCAGGCTTGTGAACTATCATAAAGTTGATAGGCGCACCGCCTGCGGAGGTCTGCTTGTAATATTTGCCTGCAGTCCAGCCGGGAGCGCTGTTGCCCGTAACAGGGGAGTAAACGCCGTCGGAAACGGTGTAATAATCCTTGTAGTTTGTGCTCCAGTCATCGGGCTGGGAGGTTGTCACCTCATACACCGCCTCGGCTTTCTTGAAGCCGCCTATCTCCTCGCCCGAAGATGTGCCGTTGAGCAGGGAAACAGCAGTCCAGAAGCGTGACTGAGGCACCTTGATAATGCCCGCAAAGCCCTCAAGCACAGATTTGGAAACATAGCTGTAAAGGCTCTGAGCCGCATTGTAAAGGGTGGGGGTAACGAAAAGATATCTGCCGTCCGCAGGGACTTCCGCCTCGTCCAGTACGTTCACGCCCTCTCTTACCGAATCCACGAACGCCTCAGCACCGCTGATGGTCTCAGTCTTTGAACCGATTCCGTTGATGGCAGCGTAAGAGGCAAAGCGCACAGCGTCCATTTCGGGAACAGCCTTGGTGCGGATAAATTCGCTTGCCAGCTTGCCGAACGCCAGACCCGCAGTCTCCTCGTTGTCCATAGCGTCAACGCTGAACTTGCGTCCTCTGTCGTAGTTGAACTTCACGGTCTCGTTGGTGATCTCCACATTGCCCTGAACATAGCCGCCGTTGCGGGAGTAGTCAGCCAGACCGTCCATGCTTATCTTGGGGATAATGATCTCGTTTGCGTTTGCGCCTGCCTGCACAAGGGAGCCGTCCATATCCAGCACGGAAGAGCAGGAAGCAGCCTTGTAAACATCGTCCAGCAGGTCAATGTACTTCTTGAAAAGTGCAATAGCATTTGCCATGTAAATTCCTCCTTAGTGTATAAAAATGTATAAAAATAGCCTCGTTCATCTTAAATCAAAGATAAACAAGGCTCATCTCTTGCTTTGTTCATGCCGTCCTCCTTACTTCGTGGCGAGAGGGGGAAGCCCCATAACAGCCCTTGCGGCGCTGTCGTCCGCCTGACCGCCCGGACCGCCGCCTGTGGGACCCATGTACTTGGGCACAGGCTCGGAGCTTTCAAAAAGAAAGTCGTTTTCCTTGGCAATTTTGTCCAGCTGCTCCGTGAGACCGACTATCTCGTTGCCCGCAAGCTTCAAGCCGTCCATGTTGAGCAGCGCCTTTACGGCAACAGCATTTCTGGGCTTGCGCTCCGAGAGCTTGCCCTCCAGAATGTGGTCAAACTGCATCTTTTCCAGCTTTGCGGCACTTTCCTTCTGCGCCGCCGCCAGCTTTTCCTTGTAGTCGTCGGCAGTCTTTTTAAGCCCCTCATAGTCCAGCTTGCCGAACTCCTCTATCTGCTTGTTGGCGGCACTGAGCTGACTTTTCACGTCCTCGTAGTCCCCGAACTTTGCGGAGACTCCGTCGCAGTCCTTCTTGTTTTCGGCAAGTATCTGAGCTGCGTTTTCCTCTGATACTCCGAGCTTTGTAAGAAATTCCTTGGTCATGTTTTTTCCTCCCTAATATAAAAAGTTTAACCCCTCGATTTCGAGGGGTATGTTTTGTTGGCTTCAACAAAACGTGATTGGCATAAAAATAGCGCATACCCTTGCGAGTTGCGCATATCATTCAAGAATTCTGTATTTTTCTTCATAAACACAAACGATTTGTTCCTTTGGAGCAGCGAAAACCACCTTGTCGTCATCGAAGCATATAAGCTGGAGGTCGAAGCTATATTCCGAACATCTGATTCTGATACTCTCGCCGTTTACAAAATTGATTACCACAATTACGTTGTTATCTTTCATATTCTCACCACCTTTCGGGTATAAAAAACCGCCTCGATCTCTCGGGACGGTTTTAAGATTTTGCGAAGTTAGGAATATTGTTTTTACCGCAATTCTCTCTTATGTGAACGCCGCATTTGGCGCAGCGAATATTCATCGTATGACTTGCTTTCGAAAAGTCATACGTAATACTTCCTTTGCATTCGGGGCAATGTATCTGAGCAATTTGTTCAGGGGTTCCGTCAAATAAAATATCATCGACATCATCCCACGTATTTATTTTAATTGACATCATACCACCATCCTTTTATGCGGAAATACCGTTCAATTCTGCTGTTTATATACTGATGACGCTCATCATCAGAACAGTCGTAATAGAGTCTGCTGAACTTGGAGGAGAAAAGCGAGCGCATTGCAATTCGAGCTTCCAACTCTTCGTGAATAATTGTATCTTCCAAAAACTCTGCGCTAGATTTATCCTGTTTTCCAATCTCTATTGATTCTATGCGTTTAACCTTTCCGGTAACACAATCTTCAACGATTTTTGTTTTGCCGTTTACTCGAATATGGGGATTATAGACAGGTTTGCAGGTAAACTTGATATTTGACATATCAGATTTTATCAAAGAATCTATTCTGTCTTGCGAAGCAGAGAAACGGGAACTTATACTTTCTTTCAGCTTTATTATACCACTTTCACCGCCATTGTCAAGCCCTGACTTCGCCTTCCTATCCACCCAAGCAGCCCTGCTTGCCTGACTGTGACCAAATCCCCCGACCTGCGCCCTCTCATTTCTCACAGAAAGCCCCGCAGCCTTGGAAAATCTTCCGTACTCATCTTTCTGCCTCCTGAGAAGCACCGACTTTTCCGTGAACCTGTCCTTATCGTCCGTGGCATCAGCCGCAAGTATCTCTCGCTTGGTCTTGCGCATGGAGCGTTCCATAGCCCTCTGACGCTGGGTCGCCTCGTAATAGGTGTAGGTCTTGCCGTTGTATTCAAAGGGCGGCGGGTCGATGTTTTTAAGCTCCTCTTCCGTATAACTTGGTTCGGAAATGCCCTCTATAACAGGGTAAAAGTCATGTCGGCAGTTGGCGCCTTTAAGACCTGTCACCGTGCCGTAGCCCGTCACAGCCTTTAGAGAGGGATATTTCTTTGATTTCCCCGAAAGGGAATACCACTTGCCCTGCCACTGGGCGTGGTCGGGTCTTGCACCTGCGTGAGCATCGACCTCCACAATGTCCGTGTCAAGCCCCGCCGCATTGTGTTCCGAGACCTTGCCCGTCATTTGCGAAAGCCCCGTAAGAACAGCCCTGCGGGCAGCCACATCAGCGTGACACCTTACCCCCGAAGCATAATCCACAAATTGCAGGCCGCCCTCTGTGAGCCGCCTCGTGGCGTTCCGTATCGCAGTGTTGTGATCCACAGCACCCGTCATCACCTGCATATACGCATAGTCGAGACAGTCCCTGTAAGCCTCCGCCGCATCGTGAAACCGCACCTGACCGTTTGACCCACGGTAGGAAAATCCCATGGATTGCGTAAAGTTTCGCAATTCTCCCTTGGTCTGGTTCACGCTGGCAGTTACCGCCTGCTGAAAGAAGTCGTTGTATTCATAAGGCGTGTAGCCGACATTCGCCTGCGCATATGCTTTTTTATAAAACTCGTCGGAAGTCTGGGCAGCGTCAAAGAACAAACGGTCAACAGTCTCATCGGAAAGCTCCGAATATTCGGATATCTTCTGCTTGATGTACTCCGTTCCCGCACCCAGCTCACGAAGCCGCAGCACCTGATGCTCTGCGCTGTCGGTAAGATATCCCGCCTTTGCTATCCTGCGGCATATGTCGGCGATGATATCCTCCTCGAGCCTGAGAAAAAGCTCCTCCAGCTCCGCAGGCGCACCCTGCAAATAGTCGGGAGTAAGCATTATTCAAAGCTTTCGGGGAGCATTGCCGCCGCCTGCTCCTCCGTCTCGCCGTAGCGCTTCATGCGGTATTCCACGGGAGACATAAGCCCCGCAGAGACTTCCTGGAGCCATATCTTCTGCTCGGTCTCGCTGTCGGTAACAAGGCTGTCGTCAAAGTCGAATGACTGCTCGCACGCCCCTCTGGGGACAAGCTCATGAATGTCGCAGAGCATATCAAGTACCTGTACAAACTCTGTGAGAGCCTTTCTGACGTTCGCCTGAATGGCTGATACCGTGGCATATGACCGCTGCTTGGAAGCCTTTATTTCTGTGGCAGTCTTGTCCGTGTCCTGCACCTCGGAGAGGGTACCGAAAGCAAGTCCGCACTGCCGTTCTATCTGCCGAAGAAGATTGTTGAGCCCGTTCCTCTGAGCCTCTTCACGTATCTGAGGGCTGAACACATTGAACGCCTGGTCTTGGTTAAAGTCCAGCGTCTTTATCAGCCGCCTGTTGAATTTGGGAGCCGTTTCTGTGCCGTCATTGCCGCGCTGTACCGCCGTTACATCGGCATATACCGCCAGCTCCGAGCCTTCAAACTCCCATATGCCTCTTGTGAACTGCATATCCGCTTCCTCGATAGTGGAGATCGCCGCATTGAACACCGAAACCCCCAGCGGGGAACGCCTGTCAATGATGTTCGCCCCGGGCATTTTCATATATACAAACAGCGGCCGCTTTATCCCAGAGAACGTTGCCGACGGAGCAATGTCCGCCCATTCCGCAACCGCCCCGAGAGCTATCTCCCGCCCTATCTGAGCCGAGCTGTCGGACACATACGCCTTGTTCACCACTGTGTAATTCGTACCCGAAAGGGAGTGCTTTTCAAGGCGGGTGAAATACCTACCTTTGCGGACTATCCTGTCAGCGAAAACGCATTCGGTGATGTTGTCACCGTCATAGCCCGATACCGCCGCAGCGTCCGCCTGAATGATGTCGGTGTATATCTTCCCGCCCGATACATAGGGCTTCAGGAACACCCCGCCCAGAGCACAGGCGTATTCCACCCACACGGGAGACAGCGCCACCGCATGACTGTACGCATCGGAAAGATGATCCGCCCTCGGCGAGCCTGTCAGCTCCGAGTTAAGCTCCAGCGTGACCAGCCTTGCCATTTCATGGGCCACAGAGTAGGGGAGATTAAGGCAGCGCACATTGCTGTCAGCCACAGCCCACGGCGGCGTGCAGCGGTAGCATTCCGCCCACAGCCTTACCGCCTCGGTCATGTCCTTGTCAGCAGGCAGGGTCTGCATTTTCGCAGCCAGCTCATTAGTGTCAAACAATTTGCATATCGCTCCTTTCAGCCAAGATAAAATGCTCATTTTCCGCTTCTCCTCCAAATCTGCGATGTGGCGTACCGCACAGCGTCAATGCTGTGATTGTTCCTGTCGGGATATCCCGATATGATCTCGCCGTCCTTGCTGCGCTCGTATTCGTACTCCAGAAATTCCGCCGCAGTCTCGGGGCAGCGTTCGTTGTCAATGACTATTTCACTGAGGGACTGCAGCCACTTCATGGAATAATCCACCGACCCGGGGCCTTTTTCAGCCGCCCTGGCAAGCAGACCAAAGGAGCGGTAATCCGCAACAGACTTCTGCTCCGCACTGTCGCACATGAGCATATCGTTTGCCGTTACGCCACGCTTTTTCAGCTCGGCAGCAGTCTCCGCATTGCCCTTTTTGTTGCAGCGGAACTCGTCATATATCACCAGCGTGTGCTGCGCCGCCAGATAAGCGCACCTGACATACGCAAAGGGATCAGGATACCAGCCCCAGTCAACGCCGTGAAGAATCGTTCCAAAGGTCTTGATGTCCTCGTCAGTGACCTTGCGTGTGACCACATTGTCGAATACATTTCCGCCAGTGCCGTTGGCAGCGCCCAGATATTCGTTTTCATACGCCGTGGGATTGGTCTCTTTCAGATATTCCGCATCATCGAGGAACGGCTTGCCCAGCCACTTTTTCGGCACCGTCAGATAATTGCTTTCGGTAACGAGCCTGTCCGCCCTCGGCGCTTTGATGTACTTGTTTGCCCAGTTCTGAGCCGATTTCGGGGGATTAAAAGACTTGAACTTGTAAGCCCTGTCTCCGCCTCTGATGACCGACTGTTCTATCTTTCGGACAGCCTCGGGACCCGAGAACTGGTCAAGCTCCTCAAACCACAGAATGCCGATGAACCCGAAGGGAACTTTTATGGACTTGATCTTGTTCTCATCGTCCGCCCCCCGGAAGTATATCTTCTGTCCCGTTTTTGTTTTGGTTATCTCCAGCGGAGATTTTGTGGCAGCATATTCATCGTCAAGACCGAGGGAAGATATCGCCCACAGCATCTGATTATACACCGAATCTTTCAGTGTGTTACCCACCTGGCGGAGAATGCAGGCGTGCATATCCTCGTTTTTCTCCAGCAGGTCGATGACCGCCAGCGAGATAAACGAGGACTTGGTAGAGCCTCTTCCGCCCGGGAAAACATATTCGGAGTGTTCGCCCTCGGCAATGTCAAACAGCACCGATGAAAAGGCAGGAGCCACCATGCTTGCGGGAATACCGCCGTAAGAAAAGCCCTCCCGATCGTCCGCCGAGGGGAAGTACCTTTCACGGTCAAGCTTAAGGCGGGCGTTGTCGTACCTGATCCTGTGCCGCATCATATCGTCGTCACGGATAATGCTCCGCAGCTCCTTTACCGCAGCCACATCGCCCATTTTAGCCTGTTTGAGCAGTGCCGCATTGACCGCAAGCATATTCGTGACCTCGTCCTCGCTCAGCTCATCAAAGTTCACGCCCATATCAGAAAGGAGCTGGTAGTCCGCCACCTGAGAAGCAGGCAGCGACAACAGCAGCTCCATACATTTTTTCATATCACGCTTTTTCCGCCTTGCAGCCCCCGAGGCTTTGCCGCCTTTTTGAGTGATTTCTCGGAGTTCACTCGGAGTTCGTTCGGAATTTGATATTAGATTTTTTTCATTCACGGGTCACCACCTGCCGAAAAATAGGATAAAAAAATCCGCTTACAGCCTTTAACCGTAAGCGGATATAAAAATTCACTATACCCATTTTAGCACAAACATAGTGACATGTCAAGCATTTTTTGAAATTTTCACAAGAGCCTTGCCGTGAAGCCTATGTACGTGCCGCACACTGATTCCCATTTTGGCAGCAATCTGTCCCCAAGACTTGCAGTAAAGATAATGCAGGTTAAGCACCTCCCGCTGCCGTTCATCTTTCACAAGGTAAATGAGCCTGCCCGCCGCACAATACGGGTTTGAAAGTTCTGCTTTGCATTTGTCCGCTTGGGTTTCATAATCAGATACCTCGCAATATGATTCTTCAACGGAATTTCCGTTGCGCTCATATTCTGCGCCTGTGCTGTTATATCGCACTGTTTTGCCGTCTGTAAGTCTGCTCTCATAGCTTTTGTGCTTATTTCTGGCATTAAGGTACTTGCTCCCTGCCTCTCGTGCATCATTCAGCACCGCCTTGACCTCCTGCACAGTCAATATGCATCACTCCTTTTTCAGCAATTCGGGATTATCGTGAATGTTGCCAATAACCTCTGCGGCAAATTCGTCTGTCTTACCCAGTGAAACACATCTCAAAATAGATGAATTTACCCAAGCGGTAGGATTTGGGGCGTTGACATAGCGCACACCAAATCCTGAAATTTCATCAATCCAAACAATCACACCAATTCTTGTAGCAGAATATGCAGTGCCCTTAACGATATCCCCCTCGAAGATTTTCACGCCGTTCTTGTCGGTAAGACCTGTGTACTGTCCGACGATTTCGGGGATAACAGCGAAAATACAGCTTTCGGATAAATCGTGAATATTTCCCCCAAGATTTACATATGAAACAATAGCACAAATGCCCGATTCAACATCTTGCAACAAATCACCGCATATCCATTCGCCGTTATCCTTTCGCTTGCCCCTGAACAAAATTTCACGTTCCATTGTTTTCACCTCCGTCCATTTTAGCCCCGCAGTTGGGGCAATAATTTTTGTCACCGTGCGGATATACCGCAATTAGTACAATAATGCCACAATTACTACATTCACACTTGTTCTTGTCAATCTGTATCCAATGACCATGCTTTACAGGCGCAACGTCTGCGGCTATTAACCTCTTGGCGTATTGACACGACATACACATTAACATTTTGCGATGTTCCCCACTATGCATATATTCGCAATCCTTACAAACGTGCGAACGGCAGTATTCCCAACTTTCAGCAAAAATATCTGCAAGTTGTTTTTCCTGCTCTGAAAATTTTATATCCAACCCGTCAAGGTAATCGTTTATATCAGCCATCGCCATCATCTCCATTCATTTCAGCTCCACAGTTGGGGCAGTAATTAAAATCATTACCCCACACAAGCACTCCGCACTTTGAACATTTGTATTTCGCTGAAATCTAATGCCCGTGCTTTACGGGTGAAACGTTGGCGGTTGGTGCATTATCAATCAATTCGTATTCAGCCATTATCTATCTTCGTCCTTTCTTCTACAACATTTAAACCATCAATCGCATACCCGCCAGACTTTCCCTCAAGTAGTACAACGATTGTTCCGCAGCAATTCCACGGATTTGAACGTACTGTCCAAGTTTTGCCCTTGTCTTTTTCGCTTACAAAATAACTGTTGTTCATAATAACCCTGTCGCCTATTTTAATATCAGCCATTGTCAGCCCTCCTGTTTTTAAAATACCTAATAATTATTTTTGCAGATTCTTTCGGGTGACGGAAAATGAGATGCACGATTGACTTGCGCATTACCACATTACTGTCGCCTTCATAGGTTTTTCCGCAAATCTTGCACCGTTGCGTGACCATGAAAGATATGCTGCCGTTGAATTTAATCATCTTCCTCACCGCCCTCCAGCATATCGGGAAAATCATCAGATGAATTATCCTCCGCCTCAGAGTTATCATTGAGCTGATCCTGGAAAACAAGACGTGTCAGCACGCCGATAAATTCTATGGGATCAACATTGTCTCCAGACATCTGAGTATAAAATATCTTAAACGCATAAAACAGGTCTGTGAATATCGGTGTTGCATTGCCGTCCTCAGGGATATCAATTTTCCCAACCGCATTAAGTTCACGGTCCTCTTCGTCCCTAAAAGCGTCAGAAATCGCTGTTAAAAATATAATTTTGGTTGCCATTCTATCCATTTTATTTTCCTCCTGTTATTTTCTGTTATCAATTTTTTCCGAATCTCCCGCAGCCATCACACACGCAATAACCGCAATTACATTTATACCGATGATAAAACCTATCAGAAATCCGCCCAGAAACATCATTCCTCACCGCCTTTTATCGTTCTGAGCAGCTCCATAAGCATTGTCCTTCGGTCACCGTAATTCATTCTGCGTTCCTCAGCCTTCGCCTTTTCGATATCCACCTTGCGGATTTCACGATTGCAGTTCGCAATCTCACTGTTTATAGCATCAGCAATGATTTCATTGCGTTTAACCGCATCAATAGCAGCCTGCAGCGCTTCTGCGTCCTGGTGGAATATTTCATCGTCGCCGTCATCGGTGTAATGACCCTCTGCTTCTTTTTTCAGGTCTTCAAGATGACGTATGATTTGATTTGCGTTCATTTTTGCATATCCTCCTAATTTCAATTTAAATGCCATTTTTAGGTACTTTGTGTTTTGGCGCGTGATTTACCTACCAGCACCAGCAAAGTCTCACACAGCTCATTTCTGTGGGCTTGCCGTTGATTTGGATTTTCTTTTTGTAGTTGGCTTTCATTTCTGAACGCCCTCCATATTCCTCAGCACCGTTTTTTCGGTAACATCTTCGCCACGTGCCGCAGAAACGATTTTAAGGGCTGTTTTAAACGCTTCGCTGACCTCGTTGGGTAATTTGACTGCCATTTTGCAAAGTGCCGTACAGAGCGTTTCTGTGGCTTTTACCACTTCCTGGTGATTTTTACAAATCTCGGAGTATTTCAGATATTGAGCAAGGTCGTTCCTGTAATCCTTGTAGAATATGAGCTTCTGAGCCTTAGCATCTTCAAGAGATATTTCCTTATGGCTGAATTTGTTGTAAACACCGCAGAGCCGCTCAAAATATCTGTACTCTGCGGCTGGAAATTCGGAGTAATCTATGACTGTTCCGCTGCACCCTGCCTTATAACAGTCATTCTCCAGCTTGTGAAAAACCTCGGGGTCAAAGAAATCGGGCAGATTTTTTACATAGGCTCTCGTATTATCGGCTTTCATTTTATCAGACCTTTCATTTTACGGTAGGTGTGGTAGTCAAAGCGTGCTGAACAATTTCATCAAGATCGAAGCTCGGCGCTGACCGCTTTTTTACATTGTCCTTCTGAAGCCAGTCCATAATGGTACTGTAATGATTTTCATACGGACGTTTGCCGCTATTTTCAAGATATCGGTCAATTCTTGCTATGTAATCCGAAATGACCTTTTGACCGTATTTCCCGCAAAGCTCCAAATATTCGGAGGGCTTAAGTCTGATGTGTTGTCCGTAGGTAGTTTCCGTCTCGTCTTCGGCGTTTTCAACACTACTTTCATTTACTTTACTTTTATTTACTTTACTTTCCTTTACTTTGTGGGGGTTATTCTCGAAAAAACTGTCATTATTCTCGGAAAAACTATTGTTATTCTCGGAATAATTTTCATCGGGGCGCACTTTAATAAAGCTTTGGGTCTCATTTTTTTCCAAAACCCAGAACTTTGCCTCGACCTGCACGGGATTTTTCAGAGCTCTCTGCTTGATAGCCTCTTGATATCTCCGCTGTATTCCCTTGGACGTCAGGATCTTGTCCGCCTTAAAAAGTGTGTCATCAAACAGTGACCGTTTAAGGAAGAAGCTCAACATCTGCCCTATTTTTTCATCTGTCATTCCCAGATCAGCGGAAATGACGTATCTGAAATCATCGTCACAAACGATGTAAAAACCATTTTTATAAATCGCACACAGTAAATAAAAATAAAGTAAAACTCCGTCCGAGCCGAAATGAGCACGGACGATCTTCAGCTTTGTATCGCTGAAGATGTCCACATCAGTCGGGAAATAGTCAAGTCCTTTTTTTACAGGTCTTGCCACTTATATCCCTCCATATCAGAACGGCAGCTCGCTGTCGCTTGCAACTTCCTCAAAGTCCGAAAGGTCGGCAGGAGCAGGTGTCGCAGCCGATGCCTGATGCTGAGGAGGGGGAGAAGCAGAGGAGCTTTTGCTTCCGCCGCTGTCACCACCGAAATAGGCATGATCCACAAGCACCTCGGTAACATAATGCTTTACATCGGGGTAACGCTTATCGTCGTAATTCCTCGTTCTCAGAGCGCCCTCAATGCCTATCATCTTGCCCTTGGAAAAGTATCTGCATATAAACTCCGCAGTCTGTCTCCATGCCACAACGTTGATGAAGTCTGACTGCCTTTCGCCGCTGCCGTCCGTAAAGTCACGCTGCACGGCAACGGTAACATTGCAGGAAGATACTCCGCTCTGTGTCTGTCGAAGCTCAGGATCCGCTGTGAGCCGCCCCATGCCTATCCATTTATTTATCATCAGATGCACCTCCGAGAAGTTCGATTATTCTTGCCGCCGTTTCGGATTTATTGCAGAAAAGAAATTCCACGCCATATGAAATGTGGCACTGATAAATTTTTTCCTGCAGGACATGCCCCGTAACAGTGGAATATCTGCTGTTCCATTTGACCACATCGGGAATAGACTTTATGCCCTTACCATGCTCACAAAGAACGATCATCTTTATGCCCGAGGAATACGCCCTGCGTACTTCCCGCCAGAATCTGCCCTTGTCCTGCGGATTGGTGAGGTTAGTCGCAAGCTCGTCAAGATTTTGCTTGCGGTCTATAACGAGCTTTTCATTCCCCTCGATCTGATAGTCTGCAACGTCCATTTTCCTGATATTGTAGTCAATGCCGTTTTTGTCAAAATACCGCAGGATATGGGCGTTTTTCTTCTCTCGGCTGTCACAGATTACCATTTCCGTCACCGCCCTTCAAGGCTGACGTAAGGTCTGTGGCAGTGGCGTTCTTGTCTGTCTCAAACCATTCCGCAACCTTGCTTTCGCCGTTTTTTATGGCGTTGAAAATACCGATGTATTCAATAAAATCGTCAGATGACATCGTATCAATTCTGCGCTTAAGGCGCTTTTCTATCTGTTCCTGTGTAACGCCGAATTTTGCAAACTGAACCACCATATTTTTGACCCTGTCTATCAGCGGCATATCGTTCTGCCCCGCAAGTGTCTTTTTGCATTCGTTAATAGCGCCGTCCACAAACCAAGACGGAAGAACGGCAAGAATACGTGCTCTCAGACGGCGTGTTGCCATATTGGCGTTATTCTCATATATATCACGCTGCTTGGTAAGCACCTGCATTTTTCCGAATGCTTCACGCTGATGCGGATTGGTGAAGTTCTGAACGCTTCTTGTGTTTGTTTCCTGATCCCAGGCGTATGCCTGCATTTCACTTTTTCCGTTATCCTGAGAAAGCTCCTTTATTCCATAATCAAAGTTGCCCCAGCAGCGGGCAAGTTCTTCCGCAAATCTGATCGTGGGACCTTCAACAACCGTTTCTTTTCCTCTCGGAAAACTGTAGAATGCTTTGGCAGCCATCTCAGGACGCTGGCACGCTTCAATAACTCTTGCGTATGCCTTTATTTCATCTCTCGGATACTGCTTTGCCAAAATAAGGGCACCCTGAGCCTCGGCGATCGCTCTGCTTGCCTCTATTGCCACAGTACCCTGATTGATATTGTCAAGCCCGGCTGACATTACATTGGCACTGAAATTCTGAGGTGCATTGTTCTGATATGTAACGGGTGCATTTTCCATAATTATTCAAACTCCTTTGCAAGGTAGGCAGGCAGTCCCAAGACGTTGATGTTATGGAACTTGCCAAGATAGCCATACCAGTTATTGTTTATTTTGCAGTCGTGATAGATACCCAGAGCCTCACGGAAGATATCAAAGCCGTACTGTCTGTAAATATCGTCCGCCTGCATAATGTTCACGGCGTAAGGCGGTGATTTTTCAATAGCAATGAACACAAAGCTGCATTCACGGCCCGTTGCCTGTTTTACGCCTTCACAGTACATGGCTGCCTGCAGGGGATAGCCGTAATCAACGGATTTCCCCATAAATACGTCCGTTGCGGCGTTTTCACAGGTCTTGATATCCACCACATAAACATTGCCGCCTATTTCGGTAATGCAGTCCGCACGGCATTTGCATTCTTCTCCCGTCAGCTTGTCCGTCCAGAAATACGGCTTTTCATGTTCGCCCGAAAGAAGCTGCCTGACAAACGGGTCAGCAAGCAGTTTATCTTTCATTTCTGATATTGTTTCCTGCCATTCTTTCTCAATAGAGATCTTATTTGGATTTTTAGCACAGAATTCTTTCCATGCTTTAGTGCGTCTGTCCGAAACGGGTGCAACGGCGAAATTATCATAGTAAATCTCGGGCTGTAATATAGCCATATGGAACGCCTGTCCGAATATCAGCGCATTTGTGGGCGGCTGCGGGTTTTCCCGATAATACATAAATTTCTCGGGACTTTCCGTGATAATCCGCCACAGCTCGGAACGACTCACGGCAGGGTGGGTGCGGTATTCGTGCTCGGTCAATCCGTATCACTCCCATCTATTTCATCAAACGAAATCTGATCCCCGAATTCACTGAAATCATATTCTTCCCCGATAACGTTTGATCCGAATGACTGAATAGATTCAACGTTTTTTACCATCTGCCTGTAATAGCTTTCTTTCAGCTCACATGCAATAGCTCTTCGCTTCAGTTTATTTGCTACATATGGCACTGAACCAATGCCGCCGAAAGGTTCCAGAACAATATCATTCGGATTTGTCCATAATTCAATGCACCTCTGGATAACTTCAAGCTGCAGAGGACATATGTGGCGTTCGTCCTTATCTTCTCTTGCTGACTTCTTCTGAAGTGTATCAGACTGCTTGATATCCATCCATACGGGACTTGCGTATTTCTGCCACACATCACAGGGAAATGTTTCATTCGTATGTTCGACAGCTCTGCCCTTTGCCAATGCCCAACGGACAATATCACGCTGGAAGTTAAACAGTTTCGGGTTCAGTTCATCCAGATTGACATTTATTCCGCAGCTTTCGAGAATAAAAGTTTTATTGCTGATAAAATCCTCATAATTCATCAGTCATACGCCTCCTCGCTCGTATCATAGGGATAATCATCGTCACAGTCCTCACCATAATCATCACAGTCGGGACTAAGCCGACGCTCCTCGCATTCCCTGATAACCGCCTGATTTCGGAGCTGCAGGTAGGTATCGTCATACATTGCCCGTGTCCTCCTTGCTGTCATCTTCGTGGGTAAGCTCTCCCGCAAAAGCAAGGATATCGTCCTTGTCAATGTAATTTTTGGCCTTTATGTAGCTGATGATAGCGTCATATTTTGCCGCTTTTTCTACAAGCGGTATAAGGTCATAAAGTTCTATTTTCATGGTTGTTCCTCCATATCAAAAAGTGAAATTTGTTCGTTGCTTTCGGGGATATCCTCCCATTTTACGCCTATGTAATCAAGGACACGTCCCCAGCCGTATTCTGTGCCGTCCTCGTCTTTGCAAACATGGTACATCCAATATTCCCAAGCTTTGGGATTGGCTTCCCTCAGACGGTCAAATCTATGCGGACGGGCTTCCATATGTATTCCGAAACCGCATATATCACAGCCTGTCCTTTGTGCCTTGGTCGTGTACAGGGTGCCGTCTCCTTTGCGCTCAATGGTGCCGTATATCTCGGGAACGGGGACGTGCAAATCTAACGCCAGCTGCAAAATATCCTGCCTGTTGAATATGGCAAACGGAGCGGAACGGACCGTATCTTTGCCATAATAATTACAGCCGTGCATTTTTAGTGATTTTTCACGCCTGCCGCCCTCCGAAGCCATAAGCCCCAGATAAGGGAAGCTGTTATGCTCCTTCGCCCAATCGTCGCATGGCTTTTCTTTCAGCCAATAGCAGCACTGCGAACTGACTTTGAACGGCGGCGTTTTGTAATTAACGCCCTCGTTTTCGTTTTCATATCCGCCGAAAAGATACAGCCATTTTAACGGCAGCTTCATTCGGCTGTTCTTCTGCCACCCGCCGTATTCTCCCGTTTCGCCCGTAATGATAGCGTGTCGGATAGTAGCATTATTTTCGGTCGGGTTCTGCAGATGCTCGATTTTCGCCGCTTTTTCCTTACTGATAACGGGAAATCCGTATTCCTGCAAAATCCTGTGTTTGGAGTATGGCTTTCCGTCCTTGTCTCGGGACGTTTTCAACTGTATAACACCGAGCTGTTTATGTATGCGCTGAATGCTCCTGTCCTCAATGCTTGAAACTGATATTGCAGGAACGTCAATGCCTAAACTGCGAAGAAAAAGCAGCAGGGTAATGCTGTCAAGTCCGCCCACAGACACATGACAGTTTGCGTAATATTCTCCCACGGGAGAAGTGATGGTATTATAAAAATCCTTTGCCATTTTTGCGGCGTGAGACAATTTCGATTCATACGGCAACTGCTGTAACTGCAGGAAACGCTGAATATTTTCGTCAATGTGCTCCCGTTCCTTGCGTACAAGGACGTTTTCCTTGTACTTCTTTGCGCCGCTCCTCGGGGTGATCTGCTCGTCCTCGATCAGGGTGAGTTGTTCCATCAGTCCCTTGCCTCCCCGTAAATCCTGCGGTAACATGAAACGCAGTAGCACAGCCCGAGAGACTTGTAAAACGCCTTGCGCCTGCCGCATTTGCGGCATAGGCATATTTTGATTTTCATCTTGACATTCTCCTCATTATCTGCTATAATGCAGATGATAATATATCTGTTTATTATTTTTCCTCCGCCTGACCTCGGCTGCAACCGAATCAGGCGGATTTTTTACCCCTGCACAGGGCAAGCCACAAACTCTACCCTGTCCGGAATGCGTCCTGTAAGCGTCATTGCAATCGCATTGGCAGTAGGTTCAAGCCCCTCAGTGCTGTACGCCTGTGTGCGGAATTTGATGACCTTGTTGCCAAAAAAGCACTTGGCTATGTACATCTTCATTCAGCATCTGCCTCCTTCTGAATTTTTGTCCCCTGTTCCATCGCTCTGATGAGCCTTGCGATAGTATCGGCAAGGGCATCAGCAGAAGGCTCCTGCTTGATGTTTACGGGTCTTGTGTTTGCTGTCTGCTTAGTCATATTATCACCTTATAGCCTTTCTTTGTCTTAGCGAAGATGTTGACCTGACATTCGCCGTCAGTATCTTCTGCACGCTCCTTTGCCGCAGCTCTGGCTTCGTCAAACGTATCATACGTTCCGATGATGTCTTCAAAGCCGTCAAATGTGTCGATTACTTTGTACACAGGTTCTCCTCCTCTTCAATAATTTCCATACGGTCATAAGCAAATTTGACCATATCGTAAGTGGTCTGAGCCTTGGTGTGATTGGTGATGCTCATTACTTTACACCTGCCTTTTCCTTAGCCGCTTCAAGCAGCTTCTTGTCGATGATACGCTTGAGGCATTTTGCCATAATCTCAGGGCTTGGCTCGTTCACGAGTATGATCCTGCGTCCGCTTTCGGACATCATTTCTCTGATGATGGGCTTTGTGGTTTCATTCATATTTATTTCTCCTTCTTATAATATTTAGACGTGTTAATATTTTATAAATTGTGCAGGTTGACAAACAACTCCCAAAGCTTTTCGTAAATACCATATATAGCTATTTTATTGACAATAATTACTATATGTAGTATAATTAAGCTATAAACTAATATGAAGGGAGGAATGTTCATGTCAAACACTAAGCAGACAAGTGCGTCTGTCGCTTCAAAAGCATCGACTATTCTCAGAGATGGTCGATACAGCAAGACTTCTAAGTCAGTTGCCGGAAGCGCTCTTTCTCAGACCAAGACATCTTCTAAGAGCAGCAAGAAGTAAGCTTGGCAAAATTTAGTTTTCTTTGGCGGAGTGCGAATGTACTTCGCCGCTTTTTTTGAACAGTACCTGTACCGGAACATCTGAAAAGTATTTTTCATGTATTGCAAGAGCTTCATCAAGTGTGAAGCCTGAACGCCCCGTCAGTTTTTTGCTCAGGTAGTCAGCGCTTATCCCTGCTGCTTTCGCTATGTCTTTCTTCTTTATTTGCCTGCAGGCAATTTCTACTTCCAGTGCCGGATAAGCGGGTTTAACGGTTCTGTATGGCAACTTCTCCTCATCTCCTTCCTGTCCCGGACAGATAATAAGTTTACTGCTCAATGATCTCCATGTGGTCATAAGCATACTTGACCATATCATAAACAGTCTGAGCTTTGGTGTTGTTGGTGATCTGCATGACATCCTCAACCATTTTGGCGGCTTCGGGGTAAGTTCTCAGCTGGGCAAATTCGATAGGCGCTTCCTTTGGCGCTCTTTTGACTTTGAATTTCTCTTCCATGTTTTCAACTCCTTGACTTTGTTGTCCTTACAAAGTATAATGGTGGTAATTTACAGTAAAGGACGGTTAATAATGAAACTTGATTTTAAGTGCATTCGTGACATCATGCTCACTCTTGAAAAAGAGCTTCAGCCTGATGAAAGCGGGAATATACAGCGCATTAGTGCTGACGAGCTTTGTGAACTCATGTCAAAATACAAGTATAAGAATGGTGTTATCAAAGCCCACTTGCGCTTTTTATTCAGAAGCGGTGCATTGATTCCATCTGACAAGTATATCTGTGAGGATATAGAGGGTATTGAAGATATAGCTTATCCTGACGGATATTCATTGATTGAAAATCTTCGCACGCCTGATGCCATAGAAATTTTATACAAAGCTATGCTTTCAGGTATGCCTGAGAAGCTCTCCGATTTTTTCAATCAAATCGATCGCACAAGATCTGACCTGCTGAAACGATGATATGCCGCTTGCATTTCGGACATAGACAGTCACAATCAAAGCGGTAATCGGAAATTTTATTTCCGCAGCTGCACATGATAGGCTTTTGGATGCTATCATCACAGAACATAATGCCTTGAATGTTAAGCTCAGGTCTATCATACGTAAGCTTTAGCTCTCGGTGATATGGTGTTATCACTGCTTCCACTTTCTTTAAATATGGCGCTATGTCCTTTCCGTCAGCGGTGTACTTTTTGTTCACCGTGTCGATTACTATGCTTTTTTCTTTCACATTCTCACTTCCTTTTTAGTGCCGATAACCATCTCAGCAATGGAATCGGGGTTGATTTCCATTCCTCTCACCTCCTTATTAAATGCTATTATGTCTTGCCTCTCTCAGCTCATAAAGCTCATCAAGGTTATTAAGGTAAAGTTCTTCCATATCCCTGAGCTTCTTGTAGAATTCCGAAACTGCTCTCAGTGCCATTAAAGTGGTTATGAAACATGCTATCGACGAGAGTGCAGCAAGGCTTATCAGTATTGGTGATACCATTCTTTTCATCTCCTTTTGATCTTCAAGGTGTATGCTCAAAGAGCTTTTCGGCGGGAATATCAGGGAAAAGGTTCTGAATAATGCCGACCTCTTTCCACCAAAAGTCCACTCGCCCCGTCATTTTTTCGGCAAAAGCTCGAGGAGTAATGTTGAGCATATTTGCTATGTCTTTTTTCTTCATGCCGTTTTTAGATATTTCGGCTTCAAGATTAGGGTAATACGGTTTATTCATTGTCAAAATACAGTCACCTCCTGCAAAACATCATTTAAATAATGTTTGTATATTTACTATACCACATTAAAATGATGTTGTCAATACCTTTTTTGAAAAATACTTCAATAAAATGATGTTTTGTTCTTGACACAACCGTAATATTGTGGTATATTATGTTTAGAGGTGATAGTATGGGACTTGAAAGAATTAACGATTATAAGAAGATTAAAAATCTTACAAATAAAGATATCTCAGAAATAACAGGCATATCAATAAGCAGTTTGGATAAAATCACATCTGGAAATAATACAAATCCAAAACTTGAAACTGTAAAATTGATTTGCGGAGCTTTAGGGTGTAAATTAAGTGATTTGCTTGATGATGATAATTCAAAAGAAGAATTTACTCTTCAGGAAATCAACACAATAAAAAAATACCGCACTCTTGACGAATACGGTAAGGAGCTGGTAACAGCTGTTATTGATATTGAGTATAATCGGTGCACATACAGGCCTGAGCCGAACAGAGACGAGCTTATTGAGATAAGCATAAATTATGCTCCCGTTTCCGCAGGTCTCGGTGATGAGCTGGAAGACTACGAACATTGGGAAAAGGTAAGCGTACCTCTCACTCCGGAGAGCCGTAAGGCAGATTTTATTCTACGTGTTGACGGTGACAGTATGGAACCTAAGTTCAGTAATGGGGATTATCTTCTTGTCCGCAAGCAGCCTGCTGTGGATATAGGTCAGATAGGTATTTTCGATGTTGACGGCAAGGGCTATGTCAAGAAATACGGTGGAGATAAGCTTATATCTTTAAATCCTAAGTATAAGGATATTTCGACCACAGATGACAGCCGCTGCTTTGGCTTGGTGCTTGGCACGACAGAGATCGTGGACGAATAAGGGGATAAACTATATGATATGGAATATAATTTCTTTAATAGGTACAATCGCTGGAATAGTAGGTACTATTATTAGCGTTATAACAATGGCTAATACGAAACGTATCAAATACGAATTGACAAAAATGAGAATGGCAGCTGATTTCAAAGTCAAATACAGTGGTATAAAAAATAATCTAAATAATTACATTAAGTTTGTTAAAGAAAAGGATATGAGATGCGAAACAATCGCAGAAATATATAGAATAGTAAAGAATATACAAATGTATTCCGCAGCTGAAAAATGGGAAAAAAAGAAGTCTGTTGATGACTGTGTCAATTTTATCAAAAAGAACTATGATGAGCTTGCAAGGAATGTAACACTCAAATTACAGGATAATGCTTCATTACCAAATGAAAGGCTTAACGGCGAATTGTATAAGCATTTGATTGCTGTTTTAACCGAAATTGAAAGAGAGGGAATAAACCATGATATCAGATAGAATAGAGAGCCTGTTAATGCAGATTGTTGAAAACACCAAAAACGGAAAATTGAAATGGAGACCTATTTCGGAATTTATGCAAGTCTCCAGTGTTGATGAAGAATTATATCAGAAAGTGCAGATGCTTGAAGTGAATACGTTTACGGACTTTCATAATGACCAATCTTTTTATGTTATCAAAGATGAAATGGTTCTTGCATTGCTGACATACGATGAAACTTCAGCGATAGACGGAACACTTTCACATGAATGTGAATTTGTAGGTGAAGTAAACAGAGGCGGGTACCTCATGAATATTCCTCCATATATTGATGGTGGTATTGAAACTATTAAAAACGCTATAATCAGCTATTGGAAGAGCAGAACTGAAGAGTTTGACGGACTATTGCCAGAAATTATAGAGCTACTACTAACTTTTTCTGAATAAAAATACATGCCCCGCATTTCAATGCCAAATGTAACAGAGGCGAAAGCATTATAGACGTACAAAGCTAAAAATTGTGTGGTGCTAGAACAGCTTAAGGAACTTGTTAAAAGCATCTGCGCATTTTTCGAAAGTTGAAGCTATGTAAAATATAACAATACTAACTAAGGACGTGATTTTATGGGACTTGGTGATATCTTTAAAGCAACAGAAAACAAGAAACTTAAAGAAGAAAATGAGAGGCTTAACAGCTTGCTTACCCCCGAGCTGCTCGATGTTAAAGCTGCTCAGGAGAGGCTTGAGCAAATAAATCAGGAAGCAAGTGATGCCGAAAAACTGAGAGACAGCTATCTTACAGATGTAGAAAAGATAAAAGATGAAATAAAACAGAAGCAGTCGGAGCTTGTTCAGCTTAACGATGAAGTCCTTTTCCAGTCGTTTGGATTGTATAAACCGCAGTATGACTTCTGCAACTCAGAAGAATATAAAAACAGGCTTGAAATTATCCGGCAGAAACAAAAGGACATGATACGGGCGGATACAGCTGTAACGGGTTCTGCAGATTGGTCGGTAAATGGCGATAAGCGCAAAGGTCAGAAGATGGTCAACGACATGAAAAAACTTCTGCTAAGGGCTTTTAATGGTGAATGTGATGAGCTGGTGTCTAAGGTCAAATATAATAATTTCGATTCATATAAAAAGCGTATAAATACATCGTATGAAGCTATTTCAAAGCTTGGAAAAATAATGAGTGTATCCATAACCCCTACATATCTCAAATTTAAACTTGACGAGTTAACTCTTGCGTTTGAATATGCTCAAAAGAAGCAGGAGGAAAAGGAAGCGCAAAAGGCGCTCCGAGAACAAATGCGTGAAGAGGCACGCTTACAGAAGGAAATCGAAGAGCAACGCAAAAAACTTGAGAAAGAGCAGAACCATTACGCAAATGCTCTTGAACGAATAAATGTACAACTTCAATCTGATCCGGATAATTCAGACCTTATTGCCAAGAAGCAGGAACTTGAAGCACAGGCTTTAGATATCGAAAAGGCTATAAAAGACGTGGACTATCGTGAGGCAAATAAGCGGGCAGGATATGTGTATGTTATATCAAACATAGGCGCATTTGGAGAGAATGTCTATAAAATAGGCATGACCCGCCGCCTTGATCCGATGGATAGAGTTGACGAGTTGGGCGACGCTTCCGTCCCGTTTAATTTTGACGTTCATGCGATGATATTCACAGATGACGCACCAACTCTTGAAGCTGCTTTACATAGAGCTTTTGAAGATAGAAAGCTTAATATGGTAAATCAACGCAGAGAGTTCTTCAATGTCACACTTGACGAAATAAAAGCTGTTGTATGCGCAAATTACGACAAAACAGTTGAATTTGTGGATATACCAAGTGCTGAACAGTATAGAGTTTCTTTGAAGATGAAGCAAAAAGTCACAAAATAAAATGGAGGACAGTTATTATGAAATCAAAAAAAATATTTTCAATGGTGTTAGCAATAATATTCGCAGTTTCTTTTTCGTCATGTGGAGCTAAAAGTGATCCATATGAAGGAGTCGCTCCGGATTTTCGCAATGTTAATTGGGGTATGACATTAGAAGAGGTTCAGAATCGTGAAGGAAGTGAGGGCGAAGTAAAAGATAATGGAACCGTTAAATATATTGATCAGTCCATTGTCGGCTTAAACTGCACCCTTGAATATAGTTTTTATGGAGAAGGCAGCACTCTTAACGGTGCCGAATATCGTATCAATATTGATAAATTATCTCACAAAGATATACATGACAGCTTTGTTAAGATTTATTCTCAGCTTACAGAAAAGTATGGTGAACCTTCTGACTTGATGTTCTCTGTTCAGGATACAAAAGACAACTTTTATTTTGATATAAACGACGATGTTCCAGCTGATTTGGAATTTCGCTCAGCTGTTTATTCGGCAAAATGGGACAAATCCAATTTAAAAATAAATCTCAGTATTCCGTTTAGTGGCGCAACGCCGCAGTGGATTGAACTTAAATACACAGCAAATCTCTCTGATGATATTGATACCAATATATAAATAAAAAATCCCCGCTCGATGCGCCAACACCGAACGGGGACTGTGGAGGATATGTTAAAAACCACCTCACACGATATTCAACAACTTTTATTTTAACATATCCTCCCGAAAATGTCAAGGAGTGATTTAAATTTGAAAACCGCCGTAATATACGCCCGATATTCGTCCGACAAGCAAACGGAGCAGTCCATTGAGGGACAGCTTTACGACTGCTACAACTACGCCAAAGCAAACAATATCACGGTAATTGGTGAGTACATCGACCGAGCTATGACAGGCAGAAATGATGACCGTCCTGACTTCCAACGCATGATAAGTGACAGCGCAAAGCATACCTTTGAGCTTGTGCTTGTGTGGAAGCTTGACCGCTTTGCCCGTTCTACCGAGGACGCTGCTTACAACCGAGGAAAGCTCAAGCGTAACGGTGTGCGCCTGCTCTCAGTCAAGGAGGACTTCGGGGACAGTTCCGCAGGTGATCTGATGATGCACGTCATGGAGAGCTTCAACGAATTTTACAGTGCCGACCTTCGGGAAAAGACCGTCAGAGGAATGCACCAGAGCGCACTTAAATGTCAGAGCACAGGCGGGCAAATTCCTATTGGCTATAAGATAGAGGGCAAGAAGTATGTGATAGATGAATCTGCAAGATTTATTCCCGAAACAGTTTTCAGAATGTATGCAGAGGGAAAGAGACTGGCAGAAATAGCCCGATATCTGAATGAAAAGGGCTATCGGACCCGCATGGGCAGGAAATTTACCACGGGAAGCTTTTACACAATGCTCAGCAACGAAAAATACATAGGCGTGTATAAATACGGAGACGTCCGTATTGAAGGAGGATACGAAGCTATGATTGACCCTGTTTTATTTGATGCAGTTCAGAAAAAGCTTGTAGAAAACAAGAAGCGTGCGCCGAAGGTTTCCGAGCGTGAGAATTTTTATCTCACAGGCAAGCTGTTTTGCGGTCATTGCGGCGAACCGATGAACGGCATGAGCGGCAACAGCACCAAAGGAAAGCATTTATATTACCGCTGCAACGGAGTGCGCAAGCATACAGGCTGTGATAAGCGCACCGAGCGGAAGGAAGAACTTGAAAATGAGATCATCGGAGCAATTCAGAGAGCCTTTGCTAATGCTGACCCCGAAGAGCTCACAAGAAAAGTGATTGAGAATTATGAAAAGAACTCTCGTCCTGCCGATCAGGTGAAGGTAATGAAAGCCGAGCTGCAGAAAATTACAAATAAGGTTGATAACGTTGTCAATGCCATTGCCGAAATGGGCGGCAACGAAACATTATACACTCAGCTCCGACAGCTCATCGAGCAGAAGGAGCAGAAAGAGACCGAGATCCGTATAGCAGAACACAAAGCCGATGATATGCCCACGGTTGAACTTGTAAAGAAAATACTTGACCTTATTCAGAACGCCGATACAATGACTGACGAGGGCAGGCAGCTGCTCATTGACGGAGCTGTCAGCCGCATATATGTGTACGATGACAGCCTGGATATCTATTTCAAGGGTGGCAAGAACACAGAAATCCCACTAAATCCCGCAAATAAAGATGATGTATCAGATAATTCGTTCGCCTGCTGCAAGGAATGGGGAGCCAAATTATCGTTAAAGTGACCTTACTGAATAGGAATGAGAGCAACGTTTGCAAAGCTCTGTTCTACGTCATTTAAGCAGAGTTTCTGTTGAGTGACCATTCAGAAGGCACTTTAATTTTTTTTGCCTTGAAATAGTAAATATAGGGTGTTTAAAACTCCCGTAGCTTATGAACTGAAAAAGTTCGTGAGTTACGGGAGTTTTTTGCGTATATCCTCACTTTTAAGCAATGTGCATTTTGACGAAATTTCGAGATGAAAAGTGTATAATTTGACAAAGAAAGGCGAGATAGATATGTTTGGATTTGATTATTACTATGGCTCGGAGGCGGAACAGTTCAGATTTCTCAGGCTGCCCTATGTGCTGTTCACCGATAGAGAGCATTTCGGAAAACTTTCATATGGTGCAAAGATTTTGTACGCAATGCTGTTGGAAAGAATGAACCTCAGCAGAGAAAACAAGTGGTTTGATGACGAGAACAGAGTATATATCATTTTCACCATTGACGAAATAAGCGAAAAGATGAACTGCAGCAATCCAACGGCGATAAAAATGCTGCAAGAGCTTGATGACGAAAGCGGTGTCGGACTTATCAGCAAGAAGCGGCAGGGTGCAGGACATCCGACTATTATTTATGTCAAAAAGTTTATCGCAGATGATATTAATAAATCGTCAGTTTCGGCAGTAGAATCCGAAACGGCAGTAAAAGATTTTAATGCGAGAAGTAAAGAAAGTTTACCCGAAAAATCAAAATCCTTAACCTGTGAAGTTAAAGATTTTAACCCTAATTATATTGATAATAATTATACTGAAAATATTTATACTGATAATCAATCTATCAGTCAATCACGCACGCAGGAAAATTTCGGGTCGATTGATAGGATTGACAGAGAAGAAATCGAAAATTCTGTTAAGGAGCAGATTGAGTATGAGTGTCTTGCATCAAATTCCGATGAAGCTGTTGTGGATATGGTAAACGAAATTAAAGACCTTATCGTTGATGTTCTTTGCGGTGAACGATGTGTTGTCATAGATGGCAGGCGAGTTTCCGATGAAGCAGCCAAGTCTGCATACAGGAAACTGACATTTGAGCATATTATGTATGTTCTGCACGGCATTTTAAATTATCCCGAAAAGATAAGCAGGATCGACCGTTTTCTGACGGTATCTCTGTACAATGCTGTATTTACATATACGAACTCGACATTTTCAGGCTTTGAACACAACATCGGGAAGATGCTTTGAGTGGAGGATTACAGTGAGCAAGCATAAGAAAAAATATTTTGTGACTGAATTTTGCGAAATGAATAACCTTAAGCCAAATGAACTCTATGGAGTGCTGCGAAGGCATCCGGAACTGGCAAGAAGTTTGAAAATCAATTTAAGGGGTCAAAGAAAAATTGATGAAGAATCTGCAAAGTCTGTTCTGGCGTTTCTTCGCAAAGATAAACTTGAGAAAGGGGGTGGTGACAGGAAAAAGTGTATCTCAGGCATTGCCGATGAGATAAATATTCTCGCTGCACAGGTTGATGATCTCAGAAAGGAGGTAAAGAATTTACAATGCGAAAACGAACGGTTAAAAAAATTTCTCGGCAGAGAGAAGAAGGTCAGTAGAAAAAACAAAGCAATAGCTTCTGCCGTTCTGAAAACTTTGGGCAGAGATTATCTTCCCGGCGATGAAAAAAGATTGGCTGAATATCTTTCAAGCTGTAATGATTTCAAAATTTTTATGGACAGCAGAATAGAGAAAGCATAGGAGTGTGATTTTTAAAATGAGGATAGATGAAATTGAAAAGCTGGACAGAAATTTTCTTACGGCAAGCGAGGCCGCTGCGGCTATTGGAATTTCTCTTGCGACCTTTTATCGGAACAAGAGCAAAATGGAATTCCCGATTATCCGAATCGGCAGGCAGATACATATTCCCAAAGAGCCGTTTTTGAATTTTCTTCGTTACGGTGAGTGTAAAAAATCGGGGGACAGATGAACGTGTGCTTGAAAAATTCTGACGGAGTAACAACGGTGTGTTACGGAAATGTTCAAGAATGGGACAGCAGGAGTGAAGCAAAAAGATATTTTCTTGAAGCTATGCTTAACTCGGACGGTTCGGAGCGTGAGAGATATTCCAATGTTTATCTGAAAATAATGCTGGGATATTCCTATTGCACCGACAGCGTTCAGGACTGATTTTCTCAATTCTCCCTTGTGGAAAATGCGAATCAAGCCGCATTTTTCCACGGTGGGGAGGTATCAACGGTTGAAAGGCGGAGTGGTGGGGCAGTTCCCCGCAAGCGTAGATTAAGTCTGGACTTAATCGTATCAAACGCCCATATCAAGGCGTTTGTCAGGGACAGCCCTGTAACCCGATAGATATAGATAGGAGATAGAGATGT